AGAAGAAATAAGTCGAGCAGATGATTACGAGGAATACGACCCTGGGTAATTAATTATTAATTGTTAAATTTTACGGAGGTAATAACATGGATTTAACAGAATTTGGTTTGGATAAAATAGAAGCTGGAGAAAGCTCTGGCGGTGGAGATAGGGTAAAGCCTGGAAGATACAACTTTGAATACGCTGGTTCAGAAATGATTGAGGGTAAGAATGGTTGGAAGGCTTTAAAGATTCACTTTGATGTAGAGGGCGAGATTATAAAAGTTAGTCATGCGTTCACAATGGCACACAATAATGACAAGCCTGTTGAGATAGGCAGAGAGTCATTGGTGAAAATGCTAAATGCAATGGGAGTAGCGTCAATGAAAAACTCTGATGAACTTCTTGGTAAAAAAGTCGAAGGCGAATTAGTCGTTGGCGAGAAGGGTTATTTAGAAGTCAAAGATGACTTTGGTAATGGTTGGAAGCCTTATGGTTCTACTGCTACTGAAGATAACGCTGACCCTAAAGACGTATTACCAAAAGAAGATAAAGAGGAAATGTTCCCTAGCGATGTCGAAGACGAAGACGACCTACCTTTTTAATAATGATGATCTAAAGTATCGAAGGCCAAGTCTATGTTCATACTGTCATGGACTTGCGTCTCCGCTACTTCATATTCGCAACGGCAAGATAAAAGGTGCCTGTTGTTATGAACATCTTAAATTTATTGGAGAAGGTAAAAAAATGGAGCAAATTAAAAATTTCGCACAGATTAACGAGGAGCTGTTATCTGTTGCACTAAGTGATAGTAAGTCAACGTACCTAGAAGTTTCTAAGAAAAATAAATCCTTTGTCCTGCATGAATGGACTAAAGAAGATAGGATTAGTTTTATAAGAAGGCTTGTGTCCAGTTATCTCAATAACTCCAAGGCACAGGCTGATGACTGACTTAACACAATTTTATGGTGATAAGGGCGTTGTCTTAGATGACAACTATGCCTTTAGTAATACAAGTAAATCTAATGCTGATTTAATTAATGAGATGCGTTCTCATGGTTTGTTAGTTGATTACTTAGATACAACGGGAAACTTAGTTAGAGTTCCTGTAAGTGCTGGTATAAATCATAGACCAGATAAAGGTGGAGAGCGTTCTGGGTATTATGTTTATAATCAGTTAGATCAAAACTTTGTATGCGTTTATGGTAATTGGAGAACCAATTTAGAGAACAAGTTTACTTCTTACAATCCCAATGAGATGTCTGCGGAGCAAAAAAGGATATTACAATCCAAGCTCGAAGAGGCACAAAAGAGGCGAGAAGAGGCTAAAAAAATACAACATGAACAAGTTGCCGTATATGTCAAAGAAAAGTTTGCTAGTGCGAATGAAGTTATAGAGCATAAGTATCTCACAAATAAAAAGATTAAAAATTATGGGTTAAAAACGATTAATGGAAACCTATTAATCGGTGTGAATTCTATCATAAAGAATAGTGATAATGGAATATTAGTTTCAGAAATAAAGTCCCTTCAATACATCATGCCAGATGGCAGTAAAAAGTTTGCTGGGGGCGGTGAAGTAAAGGGTAATGTATTCTTAATTGGTTGTGAGGCACATGAATTACCTGGTTTAGAAACAATTATTTTATGTGAAGGATACGCAACAGGAGCCTCTATATACGAAGCTACGGGTTTACCTGTCGCGGTGGTATTCTCTGCAAATTTCTGTGTCTCTGCGTGTACGAGATTGCGTTCTATCACTAATGCAAAGTTTATTATTGCACTTGATAACGATACATCTGGGATTGGCGAGAAATGTGCCAATGAAGTAGTCAATAGTATTACTAATGCAGTTTCCAGATTGCCCTCTATCATTGGTGACTTCAATGATTTGTATTTAGAGAAGGGTTTAGAACAAGTTAAGTTAGAGTTAGTTGAGTCTAAATTTAATATTAGACAATACGCTATTAGAAACTTGGTTGAAGAACCAAAACCAATAGAGTGGTTAGTAGATAGTTTCATTCCTTTTGGTAAACCAGGAATCATTGCGGCTGTCGGTGGTGTTGGTAAATCTTTATCAATGATTCAATTAGCTTTAGGCATTGCAACTGGAGGTGATTGGTGGGGTAAAACTATAAAACAAAAAGGCTCTACTGTAATTTTTGCAGCTGAAGACGATCTTGGCGAGGTGCATAGAAGGATTGATGCGTTAGACCCATTAGGTTTACGTTTTCAATCCGAGTATGACGTTTATGTATTTCCTATTCCAGAACAAAAAGAACCAATGATTTTATTAAGAGAAGAAGGTATTACGTCCCAAGCAACTGAATTAGTAGAAGAATTAAAGACAATACCAAACTTAAAACTGGTTGTATTCGACCCATTACAAGCATTTACGACTGGAAATATTAGTTCAAGTAATGAAGTTGGTCAGTTATGGGGTAGTTATTGTGCAAATATAAGTGCAAGACTGGGTATTACCTGTCTCACAGTTCATCACTTGGCAAAATCTGCCCTTACTAATGATTCAGATGATGCACTTTCGCATAGAGCCGAGATAAGAGGTGCTTCAAGTATTACTGATTCAGTTAGGTTTGCGATAGCTATGTGGTTAGCGGATAACGATACTTGCGAGAAGATATGTATGGAGCAAGGTATTGAAGTAGATAGAATGGCAGTTGTTAAAGCCAGTCTAGTTAAAAGTAATTCTGGCAACGTAGATTATGCAACCAAAACACTGGTTAGACGTGGTGCAGTTTTAGAAATTTTAGAAAATAATAAATCCTTTGATTGGGATTAAGGAGAAAGGAGAATGAAATGTTGGCAATGTAATGAACAATTAATATGGGGTGGCGACCATACGGGTGAAGATTATGGAAATGAAGATTATGAAATTGTCACTAATTTATCATGCCCTAAATGTGATGCGTTAGTTATGGTTTACCACCAAAAAAAAGAAGGAGTAAATTAAATGAATGGAAAGGGAAGTGACCAACGACCAAGACAAATAGATAAGAAAATATTTGAGGATAATTGGGATAGGATATTTAGTAAGAAAAAGACCAAAAAAGAGTCTAAAAAAGATAAAAATAAGGATAATTGATTGGGTACCCATATACCCAATAGCAGGGTACCCATATACCCAATGATTGACCATACGGGTACCCATATATCCAAGACTAGACTAATAGAGAGAGTGAGCCTGTCGGCTCATCTCTCAGGGATAAAAAGTATCAGTAATATTTACCGATAATGTTGGGTTGTAATACTATAACAAATCATTACATGAATCGATAAAACTTTAGGAGCAAAATGAAACAGTTAGAAGCAAGAATGGTAGAAGCGAGAGATGAATTTTATAGGAATAAGCGGAGGAAAGGTTTCATGGCGTTCTGGTGGTTAGACCCGTTGCATTATTTATTAGTGTTGGAGGTTGCTATTGCTGACGCGAGTAGCAAGAGCATTAATTTTGAAGCAATAGTGAAACTATTGCCGAACAGTATGGGGAGTCGGTCAACGGTAGCAACGGTGTTAGACGACTTTGTGGCGAGAGGATATATGTGCAAGAAGGTAGGGAAGGATAAAAGGGAGAGAGTCTATACGATTTGCCCAGACTCGATGGTGTTAATGAATGATTGGTTTACGAAAAGGGATTTTAGTCTCAAGGCGGTTAGTTAGTTGAAGGATACGAAATGGTGGTTGGTAGTCGAAGCGATTGAAACGCCAGAGAAGAGTGGGTTGATAACCTACGGTGTAGCCATGAAGTATAAAAGCTACTCGAAGCTTAAGAAGGTTGTGTGGAAGTGGTACAAGAAGCATTTAGGCAGAACCGATTTAAAGGGTAGGGAGAAGCTCGTATTGTATGCTTTATGTGAGAGGTATTCGGCTCAAGATTATTCTAGCCATGATGCGGTTAGCTACTTGGCATTAATGATTGGTATGAACAGGAAGACCGTTAGTAAAGGTATTCAGAATCTTATGGATCAGAACATTATTTGGTGTGCGATTGACGGAGAGAGGAAAGTATTGCGAAGCCTAAAGAGAGGGGTTCAGCATAAGCATTTCTTATTTGTTGGTTTAGGTGTGATGTTGGAGAGAGAAAGCCAAGAAGAGTAATATACTTTAGGGGGTTGAGGGTTTACTCTTCTCAGCTTCCGTGATTGGTTAATTATACCTTAAACAAGATTGAATGAATGAAGTATCTGCTTCATCATACGTTTTAAAATATTCAATGTCTGAATAAATACCGCTTTTTCTTTTTGGTTCGTATTCATCGCCTTTGTATTTAAGAACATCAATATAGTATTTATCGCCTTCTTGTTTTAAAAGCACATAAGGTTTTTTAGTTTCTTTGTGCATTATTCTGCTTTGTAGTAATGTTTTAGTCATTTTAGTTATACCTCTCTTTTTGATAAGTTTCTTTAATTTGGTTTTTAGTTACTCTTCTTACTTGTTTGGTCTCCTCGTCAAGAAAAGCAACTCTTTTGAGTTTATTGTCTTTGTAGTCTCCTCGGACGTAGCCGAAGATTGTTGTTCCGTGTATTTGTACTCTTATCATTTAATATCCCTTTTTAATTTTAAAAAATTTATCTATGAAATCCATAAGCGGATAGTTCTTTTCACATTCCGCCCATGCGGTTATTTCATCGGCGAAGTGCAAAAGCGTTTCTTTGCTTTCAGGTTCGTAGCGTTTAATTCTAGATTTAAAGTTCTTGTTATCTTCTGCTTCTAGGTGTTGCGTTGCTAGTTTCCTTGCTTGTTCGTAAATATATTTATTAGTCTCTAGTATAAATGCGGTTGCTTGTTCTAGTTGGTGCGGGTCAATCTTCATTTTTAACGTGTTTAATAACTTCTTTATAATAAAAGGTATCGTTTTCAATTTCTTGAATGATTGCCCTGCCTACTTCTTCCCTCGTTGGTTCTTTGTTGCCTACGAATATATTAAATTCAATGGGCATAAACTCAACGGTATAGACTCTCTCAACATCTTTTATTGGTGCCGATTTTAAGTCGCGTTCTATTTCTATCAGTTCTCTTGTTCTATCTCCTTCATTAGACATTTTTTTGCCTCCTAGCTTTCGCTTTCTTGTTGGTGTTATCTCTCACCATTTGTATATCGGGTTGGATATCTTCTAAGATTGTTTTTCTAACTTCGCTAACTGTTAGGCCGTTTAGGTCTTTAGTTAGTATTTGAATATCTGCGATCTTGGGTATCCATGTTTGATGATATTGCTTCTCTTGGTTGTTTATGGTGTAGCACCAGTCAATGATTAAGCCGTTGATGTTTATTGAAAATATCATCTATCTTTATCCTTGACGATTAACGCGACTGCATAAAGGCATACGGCCATTATTATTAGTATTGGTAATATTTGTATGTCCATTATTTCCCCCTTTGTGTTGGTTTACCATTTGGAAAGGTTAAAGCGGTGCTAAACGCTTTCCAGTCCTTTGGAGACATTGCTATCTCTACTTTGTGAATAGGCGTATTGTCTTTTAGGCCGTACTTCTTGCGAAGCTGTCCTATGATGCTTTTACTTGATTTGGTTTTTGGTATGCTCATTGTGTCACCTCGTCACCATATCCACCCTCGTTGTACGTTTGCCAGTGATTGCGAAAGTATTTATTAAGGTATCTAGCAAGACGCACTATTTCTTTTTGTGTCATGGTGTGCGTTTCAACTTTACCAGTAGAGTAATTATATATATTCCTTACTGGCCTAATTATTATGTTATTTGGTGTACTCATTGCGCCACCTCGTCATTAACGTATTCACATAAACCATAAGAGCAAAGTTGCTCACCTATAATATATGTATACATGTTCACTATCTTTTCGGGGTCGCTAAAGTCTGTATAGACTTCGCCAAAGTTATACATTTCATATTCTTTTATAAAATCAATAACATTAAAGACTTCATTACCTAGCCATTCTTTAGCTTTGTAAGTTCCTATGATGTAGTAATCAGTATTAAAAGCATCATGATGTACTTCTTGGTTATCATTGTTAATTAAATATTCGCTATCATATTCAATCGCATCTTTTAAAAAGTCTTCTAAGTGTTCTCTTATTTCTTGTTTCTTGTAGTTCATGTCATTTACCTCCTAAAGTATTTGTTATGACTCTCACCCAAAAAGCCCACATAAGCGGGCTTGTTTGGTTGGGTTGGGGTTAGTTGTTAATCCATATCATGTGGTTAATTGTTTTTATGGTGTCGTTCATAGAGAGTTGTAAATTATTGGTGCATACCTCAACGGCTCCATTATATGCCTTATCCATTAAAGTTTTATTTCCTTCTCTCTTTGCTCTAATTAATGCCTTAACTCTCATGGCTACAATTTTCATGTGTAGTTGGTTTTCGTTTATTGATTCAACTTTTTTTATTATCTCGTTCATTTTGTAAGTACCTCCTAAAGTATTTGTTTTCCTTACAGTACGAATTATAACTCTAATTTACTCTATATTACAAACACTTAGACAATAAATCTTAGTGTTTTTATGAGGAATGCTGTAATATAAGGGTCTAAGGAGCATAAAAAAATTTCAAATATGGAGCAATTTTTGAGTAAAAACGACAATAAACCTATAAAAAAAGTAGGTAGAAAACGTATTGAATTAGATTTGGAGCAAGTAGAAAACTTAGCTTCTCGTGGTCTTGGTACTACTCAAATTGCCCGTGCTTTGGGTGTTTCCTGGAATACTATAGACCGCAATAGAAAGCGTTTAGGTGAATTTGAAGACGCTTTAAAAAGGGGGCAAGCGAAAGGGTTGGCACAAGTGACTAATTCTCTTTTTACTTCGGCAACTGATGGCAACGTCACTGCCCAGATATTCTATTTAAAGAACCAAGACCCAAAGACATGGAAAGATCGAGTCGAGAATGTTCACGCTACTATCAATCTAAATGATGTTTTGACTGGTGCAAAAGATAGACTCGGCGACTCTATGGCGACTATAAAGAAACCCAAAGTTATAAACGCCGTTAAATCAACAGATATAGACTCGGGACAACTGGTAAATAATCAGAACGATATAAAAAACAATGATAATAAGGGTGATTAGCTAATTCACATAAAAGGCATTACCGCTAATAGCAAGGGTTCGCCCATGATTTGATTTGCTCATGCTCCGAGCATAAATAATCATACCCCCCCCTTGCATTTTTTCGCACGGGTATATTACGTGTAACTGTTGAACTAATTTTTTTTAATTTTTTTTGAGTAGAATATGAAAGAGGCAATAACTGGAATGATAGAAATACTAACCATAGCTGGACTTGGTAATCTTTTATTATTTATAATTTTGGTAAATATATGAAATACGGTGCTGAAGCTGAACAACAACTAATGACCGAAGTTTGGTCACCTCAAGTTGCTGATGATCCATACAACTTTGTAATGTTCATCTTCCCCTGGGGACAGAAGGACACCCCCCTCGAAGATTTTACAGGCCCAAGAGAGTGGCAGAAAAAAATTTTAAAAGATTTATCAATTCACATACAACGAAATAAAGGCGAAGTAACACCAGAGATGTTTAGACTCGCTGTTGCTTCTGGTCGTGGAATAGGAAAGTCTGCCTTAGTTGCATGGTTAATATTATGGATGCTATCAACCAGATTAGGCTCAACCATCATCGTCACCGCTAACACCGAACAACAGCTACGTTCAAGAACATGGGCGGAGTTAGGTAAGTGGCTAACACTAGCAATAAATAATCATTGGTTTTCTAAAACTGCCACAACCATAAAACCAGATGGTTGGTTTGAAGAAGCACTCAAAAGAGATTTAAAAATAGACACGGGTTATTATTACGCCCAAGCACAGTTATGGAGCGAGGAAAATCCAGATGCGTTTGCAGGAATCCACTCATCTTACGGAGTATGTTTGATTATGGATGAAGCCTCTGGTATTCCTGCTCCTATCTATTCTGTCTCCGAA